AGATTTCGGTGTCCTCTGGAATGGGATCCCCCTTCTCGCAAATGTGCGGGATTATATCCACAAGTTTGAGCAATTCCAAGCATCCGCGCCCACATCTTCCCCGCGCCCCGCAAATTGTTATCTTCGGTTTTGCCTTGTATTCGCGCAACACGTCGTGTATTTCTGATGCAGTTGTGGGCGCGAGTTCTCTTACCCCACTGTCCGCATATTGTAATAGGCCGAGATACATTCCAGCAAATCCGGCCCAGTAGCCGAACGCGATGACGCGCCGTCCATTTTCATCAACAATATATTCATAGTCATAAATGTGGCCATTGTTTTCTTGAAATTGATTTATAATATGGTGCGAGTTCTCTTGCCCCTTAAATGCGTGTGAAAAATAGAAGTGTTTTTTATTGAGTAGGGCTGTCTTGGTGATATCAAATTCTTTGAGACCCATTATAATTGCGCGACTATCTATTTCATTTATGGGGGCGGAGACACAGCCCGCTAGTTCATATTCATCGTCTTTATAACAGCGGGTGGAAGATGGTTCGAATTGGATTTGGTAGTTATTTTCGATAAGTATCGCGCAATCTTGTGGGGTAAGTGGGGTTCTATACTCTTTTTCTTTTGTTTCTTTTCTTAAATATAATTGTTTCATATAATAATGGATATAAAAAATACAATTGGGATATTTTGTTATGATAAACACAAAAAATACGAATGCTATTACAAGCCAAATGAGATATTCTTCGGATTTGGTATAGAAAGTGAATATTATTTAGAATTTGAAAATGAAATTGAGTTCAATCGCCTAAAATTTATTCAAAACCATAAAAAGGAGCGCTATTCAGTAGATTATTACTCGAATTACAAGCTCGATATTGCTCCATTTTTTAATAATGTCAAATATACTGGTAAATTACCACTATTATTTAATGCTCACTCTATGACTCTAACAGACAAATATAATCAATCAAAAACTAAATATACTAAAAGAAATGAACCGAATGAATTGTTCAATGGAGAAACGCTATGGGATTTTTGTAAAAAGAATAATGAATATTTATTGAATAATTTTGATAAAACATTTACATTTGATGGAGATACAATTGAAATAATGACACTCCATTTTTATAATAAGAGTGTAAAAGATGTATTGGAGGAACACGAGACTAGTCGAAATAATCTTATCGAAAATTTGAACAAAGTTTTTATTGAGAATAATATTTTTCAAGAATATGGGCGCATTAATTTCATGAAAAAGAACCACCCTTTTGCTGTTCATCTTACAAATATAAATAATGTTGCTATGTTCAATAATGGGACAATACATATTAATATAACGCTTCCAACGAAATTAGATAAAAATTGTAAAATTGAAAATAAAATGGAGTTCATTGATAAACATCGGAATTTTATTAGACTGGTTCAATATCTTGAACCAATTCTATTGTGTGTTTATGGAACGCGGGACCCATTTTCTGAATATGATGGTCAGTTTTCATCTTCATCCCAGCGTTGCGCGATTTCGCGATATATTGGAATTGGAACATATGATACGAATGAAATGAAAACTGGGAAAATACTTCAAGAAAGTGTAAAAAATATAGTTGTTGCGAAAGAGGAATGTGGATGGTATAATAAATATTATCAGACATGTGGATATAACCAGCTCGATAAGTTGGGAATGGACATTAATTTCAATAAACATTATAACCATGGAGTCGAAATAAGGTTCTTCGATTTTATTCCAGAAGACAAATACGAGGAATTGTGTAAATTTATTGTATGGTTAGGAGATATTTCATCTCGAAAATCATTTGATAATCCAATTTATAGCGAAGATTGGAATGATATGGTAATAAGTTCATTTATGAAAGGAAAGCAATGGGAATTAAATAAAATTCAAAAAAAGATTTATGAAAAAATATTCGGGCCAATCAATTCAACAAATGTTATCGATATATATCAAGAATTATACCATAAAATTGATTCAAATAAAGAACAAGAACTAGAACAAGATGAATTTGCGGTTGAAATAAGAAGGAACACGTCTGATAAAAAATGTTGCGCGATACTATAAAATGGTTTAAAGAAATAAATATTTATAGTAGTATGAACCCTCAACAAAAACAGATGTTGAATATGATGTATGCTTCTACTTCTAAAACAGAAGAAGAGTTGAATAAAATGACTCCAGAGGAGAAGAAGGAATATTTAAGAAGTCGTCTTCATCAGAAAATGAATATTGGAGGCCTCCAAAGAAAAACCAATTTTCAAAAAACACAAATTCAGGAAAAATTACAAGCAAACACAGGAGAAGAAAATGGAGAGGGTGAAGAAGCAAAGCCAAAGTCGAAGAGTGCGAAGAAAAGAGAAAAGGAGAAGATGAAGAAAATGGCAGAACTTTTACAAAAAGGGGGTGTCCAACCGAAGGATTTTACAGAACAAGTAAAAAAATCAGAATCTGAATCAGATTATGAAAGTGATAAAGAGGAAAATTAGTTTTTTTTCTTAATTTGAATACGATGCTTTAATGGTAAATCTTTGGATGTGGAATGTTTGATACTATTAGATATTCTTACTTTTTTAATGTTTGGATTTTTTTCGGTATCATCCGAATTTTCATCTTTTACTGATTCAACTGATGATTCAGAAGACTCTGATGATACAGATTTTTCATTTTTCTTGTGTTTCTTCTCATTTTCTTTATGTTTCTTCTCATTTTCTATATTATCCTCTTTAATATTAGTTTCCAGATTTGATTGTCCCTGTTTTTCTAAAACACGAACAATTTGTGATAAAATTTTGTTTTGGTTTTCAATGGCTTCTCCAATTTTTGATAAATATTCATCTTTTGTATTATTTTGTTGATAGGCCTCGAACATAGTTATTACTTTTTCAAGATTCCGATTCATTTTAGCCATGTTTTCACTTACATTTTCGCCATCTTCGTCTTCTAATACGGATGAAAGAATATCATACAACTTGTTATCTGTCATATCGATAACATCTTCTTCTGCATCACTATAATAATCATTTCTGTTATTCGCAGGTTGCGCCGTAGTAGATTTAGCATTATTATTATTTTCTTCATTGTGAACGGTTAAGTTATTTAGTTGAGCATTTGAAGAAATTGGAGCCGACACTGGTATAGATGCCGTCGCAGATTCACTGGCATCCATTCGTGGTAATTCAACTTTCGGTTTCTCTAAATATGAGTTCAATGTTTCATCTCTGATAATTGAATTAACTTTTGGAGTTTGAGTTGGTGTTTGATACTGTGAAGGAACTGGTAATGGGGTAGATGTTGGGGTAATCGATTCATTTGTGTATTCATCATCATCATGTGATTGTTGGGTCGCAGAAGATACATCTGAGACTGTCATGCTATCCACTGAATCTTTATCATCATCATCATCATATTCTTTTTTTCTTTCTCTCTCATTTTCTTTTTGTATAAATTGTGATAGTTGGGAGGGTTCTGGTTGTTTCGGTTTTATAAAAAACCCACTTGAATCAACTTTTGCCCCTCCTCCATTTGAAACTTTAATGATTTTAATATCTGACATAACTTTATATATAAAAAAAATATATATAAATTCCGAAAAAAGTAAATTTATGTAAAATAAAACTGTAATAATTTGAATATGTAATAAATAATAACACTAATTGTTATAACAACCACTGGAAGAATATATTTTTTATCTTGAATATCCTTTTTATTTTGAAAAAAAACAAGAAATATAACAATAAATATAATATAAATGAAGATTGAATTTCGTATCGGATTTTCTAAATTAAATATTTTCATATATTTTTTATAGAAAAAAATAATCAGTCTATATACTAATGATTAAAACAATTATTATTATCTTAATATATATATTTTTCATAAATTCATCAAAATATAAAGAGAATTTTATAACGTGGTTTCTTCCTTATTATAATAAATCCACAGGTGAATTAACAGAATCAACCCCACCATATATTACATCAAATTTAGAACTTAGTTATTTAGAATATAAGACATTCGATAATTTGATTGTAAATATTAAAGAGAATAATATGTATTATGACTTTTTATTTAAGAATATTCTTAAAAATTTAAGAATAAAAAAAATAATTATTAATTATACAAAAAATATATTAGAAGAAGTTAGTAAAAACAAAATAAATACCGCAATATTTAGCGCTCCTTTCATTGTAAATAGTATAAATAATAATTTTGATAAATTAAAAAATATTAATTTTGTTATTTATACAAATTATCGTTTTTTATTTTTTATTGTGAATCGTTTCTCAAATATATCGCGGTTAAAAGAGATTGATAATAAAATAATTAATATTGGTCCAGAAAATACAGATGAATATTGGTTTGGAAAAAGTATAATTGAGAATTTAAATAATAAATATAAAGTATCACCGAAAAAGGTCTTAGAATATGATGTTGATACATCATTTAAAAAATTATTAAATGGAGAAATTGATGGAATGGTATATACTGACTTATTTCCGAGTGAGAGATTAAATAAAATTATTCAATCTAATCTTGATAATAAAATAATATTGATTCCGATTGAGGATATAAATGAAACTGTATTTTTACAAAGGCGACCATACGCTTCTAGAGTTTCATTGGACCAAAATAATCTCCCTAAAAATTATCTTCCAATTAAAATAAAAAATCTATATTTCAATAAATTCCGCCCTGATATTACTTCTTATAAATATCCGGAAATTATGGTATGTAATAAAGACGCAAGTCCCAAATTAATATTCAATATGGTAAAATCAATCGTATCTAATTTAAATATTATTAATAATTCGGATTATATAATAAAAAACCAATATAATTATTTATCATTTCCCGACATCGCAAATAATCAATATATTCCAGTTCATATTGGAGCAAAAGTATATTACACAAATATTAGTATTAATACAAATTACTCCGATGATTTATGTAAATATTTCGTTGGAAATTCGAAATGCACTCCTGAACGTATTGAAGGTGCCCGAATAATTGGAGATAAAGACTAATTTTCAATAAAATAAGAATCCAAATAATTTCCATTACATTCTATTTTCCAAACATTTGAGTCTTGGAATATATTGGAATAATTCTTTTTCATTTTACAATTTTTTTGTTTATAATTATTTGTTCGAGATAATATATCATTCGCAAAGACGTAATCGGGTCCATCTAAGTGTGGATATTTTGTCTTATCTTTTTGTTCCTCACAACAAAAATCAGGATTTGTATTTGGGAGCCATTTTTTAGTGTCGCAATTATAACATAATGGGCGGACCGTTTTTTCATTGATATAATAATGATACCCAAGGTTCTCCATATTTAATGGAAGCTCGCATTGTCCTCTTATACATTTTCCATATTCATTTTTATAATTTTTATTTTGCTTATAAAAGGGACAGTCCTCATCTTTTAAGCAGGGAGAATCCCATACTCCACTCGGTTTTTTATATCCAATCATTGAATATTTATCCTCACAATCATTGCGATTAACCGCGTAAATCGGAATACTTTTCGGAGATATGGAGTCCTTATCATAAGTGAAACAAACATTCGTATTGTCTAACATATCCATCGTTTTTCTTGATTTTTCTTTCTCCCCTTTTAATATTCCATCCACAGCGGAAGATGGAAGTGTCGTATCATTCGCCCATAGTGGATTTAAGTTATAATATGTATCATTATCCTTATTAAGACTCTTCCTTAATAAAACTTGGTCTAGCGAATAATTCGAAATATACTGTATGTGTAGTTTATTCTTGTATCCTTGAAGGAAAAACTCGAACGCCAGAAATCCATCATCACGCGTTATGACTAACACAATCTCAAAAACTCGTGAGCCCTTATAGTCATACACATTCACGATTCTATATTTTAATATAAAGAATGGCTTCGCAATCATGACTTTCCGTTTGATATAATTATCTATAAATTTGAACCAAAACATATTGAATAAATTAATGAATTTCATATTTATTTGATTCACTTCTTTAAATGGTGATTCCTGATATTTTTGGTATAAGACATAATTTGGGTCCCAATTGTAGTTGTCAATCCATGTTGTCTTATTTATATTTTGGATATCGAATGGTGTATATATTTTTAGGATGCCTTCATCTGTATCTGTATTAATGTTTGCAGAACTGTTCTTTTTAACAAATTCATCGAGCTGTTCTTTCTTGAAATCATTGAATATATACTGATTCATTTTATACATATCATTGAAACTGGATCCGTATGTTTGAACGATGGGCGCATTGTAAGCTTCTGGAAGTTCTTTCCACGTTTGATTCGAGTTCTGATTGTATTTTTGGAAACGATAGTCTTGGAAGAGGTTTCCGACAACATCGTGATATTTGATGTCAAATTTCTCAATCGTATTATAACGTAATAAATATATAATTATTAATAAAATTATGATTCCAATAAAATAATAAAAATTCATTATTTTATATGTAGAAATTAAAAATCGTCATATTCACCACCTTCTCCTCCCTGTGGTTTTTCACCATAATTACCTCCAACATC